CCATAATCATAATACCCGACAATAGGATCGGCAGGAGATGTTGGAGTATCGTTATAAACAATCACATATCTAAAAGCTGCCACTGAACCACCAGAAGCTGTTAGAACTTTATCATCCGCTGATAATTTATAAACGCCGCCTGTTTGTGTGCTTGTTACGTTTGCTAATGTTCTATCAGAAAGGTTTGTATAACTAATTTCCGTTGCGTTTGCCAAAACACCATTGCCGTCTGTTACGATGCTTGTTCCTGATGCGGGATCAGTCGCACACAATGCAATTTTAAACGTGTCAGCGTTCATATCCATTGCGTTCGCCAGATTGACCACAAAGTCATTTACTTTAGTAAAACTTGCCATTTATCCAAAACTCCTAATTCTCATTCTGTGGCCTGATCCGCTAGACTTGGCCTGTTGGTCTTCCATGTTTGTACCACTTATCGCGTTTTGATACAACTCTGCCCAGACTTTCGTCCTGGCGTCTTCACCTAAGTACGGAGCACTGTGCGTTAAAGCCCCATAAAGGTAAATATCTGGGTAGTAAGTCAAAACCCAATTTGTTGCAATACTACTACTTAATGCCTCTATTCTTTCGTAGTAAAGCATCTCAAGTGTGTAGTCTTGATCTGGCGTCGGGTAAACTTCAAAAGCTCCATCGACAGATGCATAAAATCGTGGAGTTCCTGAGGCATTACTTTGAGATCTTTTGTCCATTAACTCGCTGAGAGTTATCAGCTCCATTCTGAATTCTGTAGTACCCGTCAACATCAGGCGTATGCCCTCGATAAAATCTAGTGGAAAAGCTGTGTATTGAGTATCTAAGAGAGCTACCTTACGGGTCTCCATTCTCCAGTGCCTGAGGCGTCTATTCATATCGGCCTCGGCTAGAGTTATAAAATCAGGAATAACTGAAGTAAGATCATCACGATTTAAAAAATCTGCTATCGAACTTTTTAAGTCGGTATAGTTTGCAATACTCATAGCGTGCTTTCTCTTGTTCTGGTCCAGGCATTATCGCTATCGTTTAACCACTTAAATAATGCTTTAGGATCGTCAGCGATGCCTTTACGCTTTAGTTCGTAGTATATCGGCAGCGGTATTGAGGCAACTTTATTTACGTCCTTATGTCTCTTATCCATGTTATTTCTTTGCTTTTTATTAGCCTCCACAATTGGCTTAACGTCCATAACTGTCTCAACGACATACTCACCCTTACCAGTTACGTGCCAATACTTTTTAATCCCGGTTGCTGGATCATGGCTCCATAATCTTTTCATCTTATATAATTCCTTTTTAAAGGCTATTCCCTGGGAGTAGGGGCAGCAATTAAGCTGCCCCTAAAGCTATTATGATACTGTAAGATCGAACACGCCTGCGTGTCCGGCTTCATTGGTAACCTGTAAGCCCATCTCGCCGAGAACCATTTTTCTGGTTGCGTCACCAGTTTTGGCTAGATCAACGGTCTGGATAGGACGTAGAACTGCGATTTCTGCTAACTCTGGGTCTAACAGAAAACAGTCCCTTTCTCTTTGAAAAAGGTTAACTACACAGGATAAGCTACCGAAATCGCTCAAATAAACGTCAGCAGCCCCAATAATCGTAGTTGGACCATCACTTGGAGCCATGTAGCGCTGTGCAGCAATACCAGCAAAGCCTGATACTTTGGTTTTGTTGAACGGGCCAGTCATCATAATTGATGGCTTACCGCCAGCGGTAAATGCTAACTGCATTGCGCTTTTTAACATAGCCTCAGTAAAGACCCTTTGGGTCCCGTCAGTACGAGCATCGGTTCCGTTACCAGTTGGACTTGCAGGGCTACCAGCAGTACCCATAATGTCGTTAGTTGCAATCCATGCACCTAAGCCAGCGGTTTCCCGTGGCGTGGAAGAGTTCCCGGCAACGGCGGCATTATTATCCGTGAAAACTGCCTCGTAGTCTCTGCGTAATTCCCGTCCTCGCTTCGCCAATTGCATCGCCATTTCATCCGATCTTCCGGCCAACGACTGGTCAGATAGGTTGTCGGCAACGATAGCTGTTCTACGCAAAATGTGCGTATAATTACCGACGCGAGTTGTTGCAGATGTACTGTCGAAAGTGTTTCCAACATCATCGCCATCAGCTCTCGGCGTTTTTGAAACAGCGTTTAATGAGTCAGTCTGCCACTCAAAATATGTGTTAGAAACATTGACGCTTCCAAGGTTACTTTGCAGTGGGACTTCTTCGGGGGAAATTGACGAAATTACGTCAGATAATTGCTCACGAATACCTTTGGCGTCAAAGGATGTGAACGTATTGGTAGTTATAGCCATTACAGCCTCCTAGAGTAAGTGTTTAATTGCGGCAGCGGCGTCAGCCACTTTGCCAGTTTGACGTGCGCGTTGTAGCGCTTGTTTTTGCTCAGTCTTAGGCTTTGGCTGCGTGTTTCGAGATCCAGCTCTTAGAGTTCTGGGCTGTGGCTTCTTAGGCTTAGTCTTTGCCTCCGTCGCTTTAGTCTGCCCTTTTTCATACAGCATGGCTTTCCTCGCTACTTTTACAAGTGTCGCATTTTTTAATCCGCTAATATCTTGCTCTGAAAATCCTTCCCCAAGGAGAAAGTCTCGAACCTGTTTAGCCTCACTCGATGCAACTTTTGTATCGCGCCACTCCGGGATTAAGTCGGGCAAAATTTCTCGCTGCTGCGCTTGGTATTGCAATTGGTAATTTTCTCTACGCTCTGCTTCAACCTGTTGCATTCGCTGACGCTCGGCCTTAACCGCATCAATAGAAGCTAGTCGCTCCTTTTGCTGTGTCTGCCAAGCACGTTCTGCCTTCCTTGCCATGTTAGGATCCTGATCATACAGAGTGTCCCAATCCGGCTCCGGCTCCTGTTGCTCTAGTCTATCCTGCAAAGCAGGAAGCATTTGAGCATATTGAGCACGCTCACGCTCCATCTCAATTGCTTGAGCTTCTACTGATTTTTTGTATTCAGAGAGCTCTTGAGTTTTGCGTGTATAATCTCTTTGTCTTAGGTTTCCGCGTCTGAGTTCTTCAACAGTTATCTCCTCGCCGTCTACTTCGACTACTTGTCCAAGTATGTCCAGAGATGCGTCTTCAAATTCTTCTGCTTCCTCTTCAACTTCAAGACCGTCTTCAGATACTTGCGTATCCTCGGACATTTCGACTTCTTCTACTTGTTCCTCAAATTGTTCAGCTTCAGTAGTTTCAGTCTCAAGCGCAACTTGTTCCTCCGTCACGGTATCCTCTTGGGGCGTTAGTAAGGCTTTAATTGCATTTCTTGCGGTGTTCAGATCAGTCCCATTAGGGTTGTTGGCTTCTGACATTGCTTAACTCCATTATGCGCTATTTTCTATTTTTTTCAATAGTCGCGTTTTGTTTTAATCTGTGAAGCATTGTTTTTACATTTTCAATGCCACACGCTCTACCAAAAATAACCTCCCGGCCATCCTTGTCACTGGGGTCAGACTTTTTAAATTCTTCCCAGATCTCTGCTTCCAGCTCATCCATAAAGCGAGGTAATTCTGTATCTAGAAGCCTGTCAGCCTCCGCCCCGTCGTCTATGACTTGCTGTCTAGTTTTCTTTATCATCTACAGCACCTTTTAAAACTTCAGCCTGAGCCTTCATAACTTCACGATTGATCGCTAGCTCTGACCTAATTTTTTCTACGTTTAATTGTGTTCCGTATTTAGCTTTCATTTCTTCAGCTTTTACAAACAAATCGGCGTCAAGCTCATCTCTCTTACGGTCATCTTCCATTGTCATTTTATCGCGCTCTAAATTAAGCTCCGCCGCCTTCTTCTGAATGTCAGCCTGTATCTGCTGTATTTGAACGGAAATAAGCTGCTCATTAATATCTGGCTTATCTTCTTTTGGAGGCGCTTGAAATTGCGCCGGGTCACTCCAGAATTGCGAGGTATCCTTAAACCCGGCAAGCTCTGTCATTGCCTTTAGTGTATTGGCAAGCTTATTAATGTCAGTCAGTGGGTTTACGGCTCCCATAGTCTGCATTGCTTCTTTTTGCATTTCGCCAATCTGCTTGAGCATCATCATACGCTCAGTGTCTGTGCCACGCCCAAGAGCGACACGGACAGACACGTCCATATTACTATTCCAAGTACGGGGATCTATCGGCACGAAATTATTAGTCAACCTAACCATTCGAGGCGCGTCTTGGTGCGTGGTTAATAAATGTAGAACAATTCTATATAGCTGCTTCATACCAGTCTCGGCAAATACACGCGCAATTAGTTCTATGTGTTGCTGTGCGGCGCTCACAGTGGCGTTAACGGCTGCCGCCGTTGAAGACTGCAAGGCTCCAGCGTCGAGCCCTGCTGAGGCTTTAGAGATGCCTGTACGAGCCTCTTTAAGCTCATCCATATACTTTAAGACCGGGAATGCCTGTTGGCCGACAAATGGCATACTGAGCATTTGAACGGCTCCGTTTTGCCTCTGGCGGATTATGGACCCAACTTCAGTTGACATGGCGTCGTCTAAATTAACCATACCCTCGGTAATTGCCATGCGTGGGTGAATAGACATTGAAAGACTGTCTAGAGTATTACGCATAATAGAAGATTTAATTTTTTGTATATCCATGACGGCGTCAGCGACACTCATTCCAAAAAAGTCGTGTGCCTCTGGGTCCGGGCAGAATACTGCGAATGGAACGACTGAACATGGCTCGTTCATTAAAATGACGCTCTCGTCTCCTACAGAGCAAATTTTTCTTAGCTCTGCTATGCCATCTCCGTCGTAGTCTACTTTTATGTAACTTTCGACATATAGCACTTTTTTCATTGCAGGATCGTTACGTTCACTCATTTCACTAGTTAAAGATTTATTCCTAGTGTATCGCTCTATATTGCTTTCCATGTCGTCGTAATTTGCCCCGGCGTCTGATACGACGTCGTAGTCGTATCCCATAGCCACAAGTTCTGAGACTGTCACAACTCGACGATGACCAATATATGACGCCTGATCTAATGACTTACTTTCCCGGGAAATTAGGAACTCCTCAGGTGGCACGGCCTCCATCTTAATTCTCCCGTCCGGGTGCGTGTAGGTTGCCCTAACTGAGTGCACCATCGGAGGCGGTAAAATTTCGCCCGTCATCGGATCCATCATAGGTTCACCAACCGGCTCAGATGCTTGTATTTGCACATCAACGTCAGCGTCTGACATGAGAGCAGCTAGAGCATTATCGTCTAACCCGGTCCAGTCGTGCGTCTCAAATTTTGTCTGATCATCCCAGTAGCATTTTAATACGCCTACTTTACGAATTAACGCATCCTTAAAGGCTGCGTGCATCTGCAAAAAACCGTCGTTATCTCTGTTGATAACGTACCGGGCATAATCCGTCGCCTGCTTTGCAGCCTCTATGTCCTCAGGGCCTTGAGGCGCGTATTCCACCGTATTCTCAGTAGAATTAAAAATACGCATCAAGGATGGCATGATGGCCTGCACGGTATCCCGGACATCCATACTTACAATTTGAGATCTACCGGCCTCTTCATTGCCAAAGGGATCGCCTCGATAATATTCAGTTGCTGTGGCGCGTAACGGAGATACCCAGTTATCAATAAAATCAATTGCGTCGTCTATCTCTTTTCCTACGATGCCTTTCAGCTCCTCATCGTCCATAATGTTAGGATCGAGTTCAGCTTCCAGCTCTTGCACGAGTTCGTTTATTTCATTTTCCATCTTACTCGCCTTCCTCATTTTCTACTTGCGATAACAGGCCAAGGCCAGCTAGACCAGCCATTATATTTGGATCATATACGTCTTTAAATTTTGCAAATCGGCTCTTTATTACCGCCGGGTCTTTAATAGTTCTGTCAACTAACATAATGTTGCTTATGTTTTCTTTTGTGAAAGGAGCATCAATACCACGTAAATATGTTTCCATGACGCCTCCTGCGCTGTTATCCATGCCCTCTACAAGATTAATATAAGGAATATTAGTGTATCCTTTATCGGTTAGTTCTTTTCTAAATAAATCTACACCTGTATCCAAATCAACATTTTTTGCGTCAGCGTATGCGTTCATAACTTCCTTAACGCCGTCTTCTGTTAAAACTGTTTTACCGTCTATAACTTCTGTCATGTCAAATCTTAAATCTGGTTTAATGCCAAATTCTTTCAAATCTTTAATTTCAAATGGCTTGTCCGTTCTTATTTTTAAAGGTAGCGTCATACCCTCTTCTTTTTCCATTACATCTCTTGCAAATTTAAATCTATCATTAGCTTGATCAGCAGTTCCAACATGGACGCCTAATCTATCAAACCTTGAGGCTTTTGCTGACTTTGAAGGTGTAAAAGAAGGTGGTTTAATAATATCGCCTAGCATTTCATTTACTCTCATAAAGTGAGCCGCATCCTCGTATTTAGGTATTTTTTCCTGGGGTTTTAATGATTTAACAGGTCTTGCAGACGTTTTATCAAATTGACCACCTGTAGACAAAGTAATATTTTTTAATGGTCTTTTGGGATTTCTCAATAGTGCGTTTTGATATAGCTGTTTAGCTCCAAGCCCACTTAGTCCAAGATCTAGACCGGCAAAGCCTGTATTTAATGCGGCGTCGCTATAGTTGCCAGCTCTGAAATCTTTGAAGGCCTGGCCCCCCGACATTACGCCAGCGGATAAAGGCATAATGTTAGCTAATCCTGCATTATCAAGATAATTTAAAATGCCAGAATTATTTGATCCCGGCATAGCCCCACCGAATAATCTTCTTGACGTATCTTTACCAATGTAAGGCGTGAGAAGGTCAGTCATGTTCTCTGCAAAAGTCGTATCTCTAGGTATTAATTGTGGTCCTCCAGGATTTCTCCTAGACACTTCTGTCATCTGATCCAGTAAAGAATAAGACGGTCCAAACATTGGCCCGGGGTAAGATTTTACAGCCATAGTTAACGCCTCTTTCTTATTCGAGCCCCAGCCGGGCCTAGATTTATACTATCTATATCAAACTTATCGCCTAAAATAAATTTTAAGTAATCTCTTAATTCTTGTTGGGTAAAACCTTTTTGGTAAGTATCCCGGCCAGTTATCACCGACGTAGGCTCTGGGCCCATGCGTGGGTTCTTAACATCCATAACATCCTTGCCCCTAGTCGTTATAACTCCACGTCCTCCCGGGCTCATAACTCTACCAATGTTTTCAACTATATCGTCTCGTATGGGTCTGGGGACAACATTTAAGACATTTAAGTTAGTCAACATATCAAAATAATTAGACGGAATATCGCCAGCGTTGGTAAAGTCAGGCTTAAAAGA